TTTGCCAATCTGAAACATTAAAGCCACAAGTTGCCACTACGCAACTTTTACCTTTAAAATAAGTGTCTGCTTTTAAAACACTTTTTTCACCCTCAACTATAACTGCTTTCTTAAATTTTTTTATGTTTTCTTTATTCTCATAAAGACCATATAAATTCAATCCAAGAGGATGGTCAAATTCTTTGCCAGTCATAAATAGAGGCATATATTTTCTTTTAGAATCTTCTGGTTGTAAACTTCTTCGTCTAATACCAACCAAATGACCATCTATATTATAATGAGGAATAATTATATATTTTTGATATTCATACCACTCAATACCAAATTTTTCCATAGAAGAAATACTAATTCCTTCATCAATCCAACCTTTATAAAAAGTATTGCAATCAAAATAATTAAAAAGACATTTATAGTCATCATAAAACTTCGTAATTTTAGCTTCGTGAAATTGTTGTCTTCTTTCAATATCTTCTGATTGTTTTACCATTTCAGATAATTGCCCACGCAACTCTGGTGAAACGTCATTTCCAAAACCAATACGACTTCGAGATAATGATTTACCAACTTTTTTAGCAATATAAACAATTACCTTGCTGTAAAATTCTCCGTCTTTGGCATTGCGAATTCTTTTAATAAATTCAAAAAAATTCATTCGTCCACAATTTGTATAACAAAAAAAATCTTTGCTTTCAGTAAAGAAACATAGTTTATGACTATCTCCACCATGACAAATTGTTTTAAACCAAAGACACTTTTGCTGTGTTCTTCCATCTGTAGAAGTTGAATATAAAGGAGAACCATTTTCTTCCATGATGTTAATAACTACATCTTCTGTTACCAACTTCAACAGTTCATCTTTATCTATCATAGCCAACCTCTATTAAAAATCTATTTCTTCTTCCTCTTTTTTAGAAGATGCCTTTTGTTCTTCTTCGTCATCATCTTCTACCATTCTAAACTTTTTACTTTCAGGAGATTCTAAGAACGGGTCTTCCTCATTCTCAAGAGTCTCTTTTATTTTTCTTGCAATTTCTTCCGTGTCTTCAAAGACATCAAAAGTACCTTCTTCTTTAGCTGTCTTAGCAATATCTACAGTGTCACTTATAATTTGACCTTTAATAGTATCTTTGTCATTTGTAAAGATTACTTTCTGGTCTTCTTCAACACGAGTAAATGTTTGAGGAATATCTAAAAGTTCATAATCATAATCAGTACAAAACAAATCATGAACTCGCATTGTAGCATAATCAACATATAGCCAAATTTTACATTTGGTATATTCTCCACCACGATTCTTATATACAGAAATACACCTGTTAGGTTTATATTTCAAGAACCTATTTTTAATAATTTTTTCTAAATATTTTTCTTCTTTTTTAGATACTTCTGACACAATAGAAGCCGTATCTACCTTATCAATAATAGACTTAGCGCCACGAACAATTGTCTGGTCACGATTTTGTTCATTTTTAAAATCACCCGAAACCTGTGTCCAAGTATCTATGCTAATATCATATTTTCGGGTAAGCTCTTTTAACTTTAAACTCAAATTCGCAAGAACTTGGTCTTCACGAATTTGCATTCTTGCCTTAGCTTGAGATTGGAATTCGCTAATCAAATCAGTAGTAACATGAATGTAATCAAAGAAAACATTCCTTACACCATGCTGAAGAACGTGCTGTTCAATAATATTCTCTAAAGTACCAATATCATAATCAGGAACATATTCAAGATAAATATGACCTTCTTCATGTAAAATCCTGATGGCTTCATCTACTCGCTCTTCTTCATCACCATAATATCTACCAGTCATAATATGCTCTTGAGGAACATCAGCAATATAAGCCCATAAAATAGGTTCAATCTCTGTAATAAGTTCCATTTCTGTTCCAATATAAAGGGCAGCGTTCTGAGTACCGTTCGGGTTTTCTACAAATTCCATCTTATTAGAATCCCAATATTTCGGAGTAAAAGAATGGCAAAGATTAGCAATAGTCAGACGAGTTTTGCCCACACCAGTGCCAGCAGAAGAAACAACAAATTTTCTCGGTTGAATACCTTTTGTTATAGTTGTCATATAGTTACTTGCATAAGACAAACCATAAGCAGGAGTTTTCTTCCACTCTTCTTTTTGCTTTCGAGCTTCATCACTACCAGCTTTAACACTATCACGTCCAACTTTGGGACTATATTCCTGAGTGATATTAGACACCTTTTGTCTAAAATGATTTAAGATTTCATCAATGGTCATTTGACTAAACTGGTATCTCTGTTCATCAGCGATTTCGGGGTCCTCTTCATTCGGGTCAAAAATTTCATCTACATCAATACCAGATTTAAGATAAGCACGAAGTAAAGAAAACTTTTTCATTTCTTGATAATTAGTATTAAAGTTTTCTGGGGTAGCTAATTCTTTAGCTTTTTCGACGTAAAGATTTCCATTATTCCTTGTATAAATATTATACAAAGATTGAAGATTATTCTTTAAATAATCATCAATAATATATTGGTCGAGCTTTACCGCACCTTGAGAGAAAAGATTGTTTATTGCTACAAACAAAAGTTGATGGAAAGCTTCAACAAAATCTTTTTTGTCGATTTTATTACTTGTTAATAAAGTCGGATTCTACAGTAAACAGCCAAGAACTTCTTTAATTGCAGATTTGCTTTGATAATCTCTATAATCCGCCAAGTTAAACCTCCCATTCTTCAGGATGTTCAGACATTATTTCCTGAATATCTCTTTGTAATTCTGATAAATACATACTATCTTTCCCTCTTTGCTTTTGAACTTCTCGTCTAAAATTATAATCTCCAATAAAATCTGTGTTAACAAGACCATCATCAACGATATCATCCGCAGAAATTTCTTCTTTGTGATTTCGTTTGTCTCGTTTTTCGTCATCCTCTTCTTGTTTTTTAATAATTTCGGAACGAGCAATATCTATTGCTACAGGCGGTTTTGTTAATATATATTCGATAAATTCAGATTTAGTCATCCTCATCTCTTTATACTTTTGCCAGAATTCTCTTGATTCAGCAAAATAACGTACAACCATGAAGATATCTGATTCTGTTTCTATCTTGGGAGCTGGATTGTCAGCATACTCATACATATAATATAAAGTAAAAAGAATTTGAGAATTGGTCATACCATATTTTTCTTTGATTCTTTTTATATATGTTGTTATAAGAGGCGCATTCACCCACTCTCTTATACCAAGAACGTCCCAAAGATAATCAGTTAAAGTCTTATAATCTTTTGCATCTTGTGCTGGCTATTTACCACAAATAGGGCAATAATTTTTACCATTTACAGTAATAATTTCTTCAGTAGGAAGCATCTTACCACAAACACTACATTTTCTATTCTTCTTTGGTGGTGCTATAATCCTCACTCCTTTCTTAAAATATTAAAACGGAAAATAAAGGGGAATAGTAACCAGTTTTACTATTCCCCAATAATTGTTTATTCTACTGTAATATTATTTTCAGTACAGTAATCCTTCAAATCATCGAGAATAAGCAAAAGCATATCCAATTGAGATTCATCGCAATCTTTTACACTCTTACCCTTTCCAAGATACTCTGCAATAATCTTCTTATATTCTGTACTACCAGTATTATGAATAGCCTTTACATAGCTACCGATTTCAGCAATAAGCTCATCAACGCTCTTCTTTTCATCTTCGGTAACTTCGTTATCCTTAAAGAGATTAACCTCATTATCAACAACTGTCGCACCATTAGCCTTTTGTTTATCAATAGCCTTTGCCATATCATCACGCAATGCTTCATAAGTAAATGGAATGCATTCAGACATATAAGGACTACGAGAACCAGCTTCAAGATGTTTGTTACCTCTCATAGTAAGCATGGAATGAACATTACCCTGTTCATCAGTTTCATAAGAAGCGTAACCAGTTACGTCAACAAGACGAGAAACAACAAGGAATCCACGGTCAGGTACAGTAGGAATAGTCTTATCATATTTCTCACCGTTTTCCTTAATCTGCTTAGTGGTGGCATGAGAAATACAAATCAAGGTATAACCAGCCTTAACAATCTCTTGGAAAAACTTATCATACTCACGAGACAAAGCACGATAGCCGCGCATCTTTTCAGTCTCATCAAGATAATCTACACCTTCCTTGTCTACGATATACTTTTCACAAAGGTCGTAGGCAATATCAATAGTATCAACAATTACCGTTTTAAAGATTGTTTCTCTATTTTCCTTTTCGGCCGCATCTGCATCTTTAAGCAACTGCTTTTTTACTTCAAGAGCTTCTTTCCAAGTGTTAATTGGCTGTGCAATAATGCCATCCAAGAAACCATAGCCCTTTTCGAAGCCAAGCAAAATAGGCTTGGGGAATTTACAAGCGTTTGTAGTTTTCATTGTTATTATCTGTAAGCTTTTTATCTTACACTCTGGAGCTTTCGCTCATTTTCATCAATCTGTCAATTCAGATTCAGGTTGGCGTACTTTTTCAACCTTATATGAAATAAGGTGTTGCGGACTCTTGGTAATATTATATTCTTGAATCTAATCAGAAATATGAATTTTTAATCCCTTAGCGGTTTTCTCATATTCTTTTCGTTGATTTATTAAATCTACTAACTTTTCTATCTTTCGATTTAAATAAATTGTTACATTTTCATAACAAGAAAGGAAATTTATTGCATCCTTTGTTGAATATTCAACTGTATAAAACGGATTCTATCTTTTTTCTTTTTTAATAGATACTTTAGAAAAGCCATTATTAACCATTAAATCTCTAAAAGATTGAATAAAATCATAAGAAGCTGAACATAAACGGACTCTTAACTGCACACTTTTTTCACATTTACTTCCTAATATTCTATCATAACCACCATCCCCATCTACCACGCCAAGCAAAAATGCTTTTTGATATATTTTTGGAACAAAATTGAAATTACCAATAGTAAAAGTTTTATTATTATCTATTCCTAATTTTCTTAAATCTGAAACAATTTGCTTGCTTCTAATCGTCATTTCTTTTACTTGATATTCTTTTCCTGTAGATTCCAAATGAATAGTTTTACTTAAAATTGGACCTGTAAAAGATAATTCTTTTTTTATTTTATCCAACAAATCAGAATCTTTGTCAGCCAAACCAAATTTTAAGATGTTATTTCCAACTATACAACCATCAGTAGCAATATATCCAAGAAGATAAGCCATATTGTACGACCAATTCTGAAAATAATTATCGTGTTGTTTATATTTAGCCTTAAAAGAATTGGGATTATCACCTTTTTCTTCTC